GTAAAATTTTAAATTCTTACAATATTTTATGAAAGGAGGTTCACATTATGCCTAAAAATAATGTAATTAGTTTTGAAAATTGTTTTCAATTACCAAATCAAGGCCTAAGGACGTATTTTGGCAACGTCGTTAAAGGTCAAAACCGCATTTATGACACACCTTTCGCCAGAGGTGAATCAACTTCAGATCTACTGAAGAAGTGGGATGAGACACTTGTATCGATTAGCGACAAGTGGCCTACTTTGTACGAATTTGAAGTTGACCTCGCGAAGAAGGTCGGTCCTATGTCAGTTATGAAACCGTTGAAGGACAGAATGGCTGACATTGACGCTTACTATGATGGTATCTCTCTACCTTCAGATCCTATCATGGAGAGAGCTTTAGCAGCCACACTCCATGAGTGGAGCAGTGCCCGCGGACTGCAAGTTAGGAATGTAGACAGGACAGTTCGATTGATGAAGAAATCAACGAATTCTGGCTCCCCATACTTCCGGAAGAGGAGATTGGTTACTGACGACACCATTCCTTGTCGTATTCAGTTAGCAGATGAAGTTGTCAATCAGTTTCTCCCTGGTGGCAATTTTGAAGCCTGCGCCATCCTCGGCTGGAGGGGCCAAGAAGGCGGTCCTAAACCGAGTGACACTAAGCAAAGGGTTGTATGGATGTTCCCCTATGCTGTCAACGTCGAAGAGTTACGTGTATATCAACCGCTGATTGAAGCCGCTCAAAGATTCAATCTTGTCCCTGCTTGGGTTAGCATGGATGCTGTTGATAGGGGTGTGACGAAATTATTCGATACTAAGAGTAAGTCAGACCTCATTGTGTGCACGGACTTCACTAAGTTTGACCAACATTTTAATCATTCACTTCAGACTGCCGCCCAAACACTACTGGCCGGCATCTTCACATCTACAAAGCCATTCCAAGATTGGTCAACTAGTATTTTCCCGATAAAGTATGTTATTCCTTTAGCCTACGATTATGGCAAAGTCCGTTCGGGACGGCATGGGATGGGTTCTGGTTCAGGTGGAACCAATGCGGATGAGACTCTAGCTCATCGAGCCCTGCAATATGAGGCCGCCATCCGTAGTAATCAGCGCTTAAACCCAAATTCACAGTGTCTTGGCGATGATGGAATACTGAGTTATCCAAATATCACTGTGGAAGATGTAGTACGGGCGTACACTTCACATGGCCTAGAGATGAATGACTCTAAACAGTACGCTAGTACCCATGACTGCACATATTTGCGCCGGTGGCATCATTATGATTACCGTGAGAATGGTATATGTGTAGGAGTATACTCAACCAACCGGGCCTTAGGGAGGCTGAGGTACTTAGAACGCTACTATGATCCTGAGATGTGGGGACCAAAGATGGTTGCACTTCGACAACTGTCTATAATAGAGAATGTGAAGTATCATCCTCTACGTGACCAATTTGCCGAATTTTGCATGAAACGGGATAAGTATCGCCTTGGTATTGATATCCCAGGCTTCTTAGATAATATCGAAGTTGAAGCTAAGAAAGCTATCGAGTACATGCCCGATTTCATGGGGTATACGAAGACGTTGCAGCAAGGGTCAACGGAAGATGTGGGTATATCCTCGTGGTGGATAGTTAATTATCTGAAATCCAGGTAAAACTTGAGATGGTGCAGTAAACCATTGGGCCTAACGGTCCAACTGC